TTTTGTGTTACCTTGCCGTCACCGCTGAGATCGGGAAAAGCCGCACCTCCTTTGGCAAACATCTGTCTGCTCATCACTTCTCTATTCATCATTAAAATAACCCCGCTTGTCTAGCGCCTGCCGCTGCCGATAGGCCAGCTACTCCCAATCCTAAGATTGATTGGGCTGGCGATACGCTACCACCAGATTGTTGTGTTATGGCCATTTGACTCGTTGGCGCACCTTTGTAAATGTCAGACAAGAAACCTACGCGCTGGAAGGGCTCATACTGCTGCTCGACTTGCGTCTTACGTTCTGCCTCCAGAACCGCTTGATCCTGTGCTTGTTGCTGTTTACCAACATCAAATAAGAATCCAGCTTCTTTCTGACCCAACTGTTGTTGCAGTTCACCAAGAGCACCTTGGCGTAGACCCAGTTGGCTAAGTCCTTCAGCCTGTGCAAGGTTAAGTTGACCAAACGAAGTGCCAAGGCCACCAAGACCCTCGCCCAATCGACCTTGTAACTCTGATCCTTGTAAACCAAGAGCACCGCCTTGCTGAGAACCTTGCATAGCCATTTGAGCTTGGTTTTGACCCAATTGCCCAGATTGACTTGCAAGTTGTCCAGCGAGTTGTTCTGCTGAAATACCCAGTTGTGCGGCTCTGTTTGCAATATCTGCTTGTTGATTTACACCTTGTAAAGCTAAAGCACCGGTTTGTTGATTCATTTGACCTGCTAACTGTGCTGCACTTAAACCTGTTTGTGATGCAAGTTGTTGCAAATTCATACCGGTCGTTGCCAAAGCTTGCGCGTTTGCAGAGGCCATTTGCTCTGCGTTCATGCCAAGTTGACCCGCTTGCTGTAATGCAGCAAGACCCATCTGGCCACCTTGTTGAGCCGCGCTTTGGGCCATCTGAGCCCCACTCATACCTAATTGTGCGGCTTGACCTGCTAACTGACCTTGTAGTTGTGAAGCACTTATACCAAGCTGACCTGCTAACTGTTCAGCGGATAGTTGCGTACCTGCTTGCTGCTGCGCCGTTCTAGCAGCTAATTCTTCAGCAGACAAACCTAATTGACCCGCTTGCTGTGCAGTTTGAGCCAATAATTGATTTGCTGAGATACCCGTTTGAGCCGATTGGTTTAATAGCTGACCGGCAAGCTGTTCCGTCGAAAGACCTAGCTGGGCCGCCTGATTAGCCAATTGACCTTGTAACTGTTGTGCTGAGATACCGGCTTGTGTAGCTAGTTGCTCTGCATTTATACCCATAGCTCCGCTTTGTTGCGCGGCTTGCGAAACAAGTTGTTGCGCCGACATACCTGTTTGAGCCTGCTGACCAATCAGACGTCCAGCTAATTCTTCCGTGCTTATACCCATTTGGGCAGCTTGACCCGCTAGTTGACCTTGCAATTGAGCAGAGGAGATGCCTAATTGTCCGGCCAACTGTTCTGCGGATTGACCTAATTGGCCAGCTTGCGCTAAATTTGAAGCCGCCAATTGTTCTGCGGATAGAGCCTGTTGGCCCACGTTTAGAGCGCCTTGTTGCGCCATTTGCTCCGCAGAAAGACCAAGTTGACCTGCCTGCGCTAAATTTTGAGCAGCTAATTGTTCTGCTGAAAGGCCAAGTTGACCTGCTTGATTGAAAGCAGAAAGTCCTAACTGTCCGCCTTGTATAGCACCACGTTGTGCGACTTCTTCTGCGGATAATCCGGTCTGAGCCGCAAGTTGTTCTGCGGACAATCCAAGTTGACCTTGTTGTTGTGCGGTCCGTGCAGCCAATTCTTCTGCTGATAATCCTAACTGACCCGCAGCTTGTGCCGCCGACAAGCCTGCTTGGGCTCCTTGAGCACCTAAAGCACCTGTAAGTTGTGCAGCTTGTTGTGCCCGACCTTGTTGTGCTTCAAAAGCCTGCTGCGCTCTTTGCGCTGCACTTTCAAAGCCCGCCTGACGCATACCAGCCGCTGTTCTTCCCTGTTGCTCTAAAATATTTCTTGCTAATTCTTGTTCTGCTACTGCTTGTCTTGATCCACCAAACGCACCCGATCCTACAGCTTGTGCTGCAACCCCCTGCTGCTGAATGTCACCAGCACGTTGTATGTCAGCCAAAGCTTGTTGTACCGCAGCGTCTTCAAATTGATTTGTAAAAGCGCCAACGCTTGCTGGGTCAAAAGCCCCAGTGGTTCCAGCTAATCCGGCAATACCTTGTTGGGCTGTTTGAGTTCCTAACGCACCGGCTCGTTGTAAAGCTGTCGCCGCATCTGAAGTAATGCCTCTTGCGCCAGTAATAGCATCTTGTGTTTGTGCCGCTGCTTGTTGCGCGGCAGTTTGTCCGCCTGTTCTAGCTTGTCCTGCAACATTTCTGGCTGCTTGCGCTACGTCGTCAATTCCGCCTATAGCTCTTTCAAATGCTCCAAGTCCACCCGCAGCAGCATCTTGTGCGGCGGTCCGTGCTGCACCGGAAACTCCTGTTAAACCTTGACCCGTTTGTTGAGCAGCCAGACGAGCGGCAGTCGTTGCATCCGCTACACCAGCGCCTGTTTGTCTAGCTGCTGCTCTAGCCGCCTCACTTACGCCACCTAAATCTTGCGCAGTTCCAGCAGCACCAAGCCTAGCTCCTAAACCAGCATCTCCAGCCGCTTGCGCACCTGCAAGTCCTGCTGCGGCAAGAGCCTGCTGTCCGCCAGCGGCTTGCGCTCTAGCGGCATCAATGGCCCCGGCAGTAGCCAATCCAGATTGTGCAGCAATTTGCTCTGCGCTTAATCCTGCCTGTGCAAGCTGTTCGGCAGTAGTCGCCGCAGTTCCACGTAACCCTTGTGCGCCAGTCGCCGCTAAATTAGCCGCAGTTTGACCCGCAGCAAGTAAATCTTGTCCTGTCGTTCTAGCACGAGCCGCATCAATTACGCCCGCTGTTTGACCTTGTAAGCCTTGTGCGGCATCTAATGCGCCAATGCCCGCTTGTCTTAATCCTGTTCCAGCACCTTGTACAGCACCTCTTGCAGCCTGAATAGCTGCTGTTGTATCTAATCCCGCTTGTTGTGCCGCGGTCCGCGCTCCAGCACCCGCTGTAGTAGCAAAGCCTTGTCCTAATCCTGCGGCGGTGCCTAAATCAGCCTGACCTTGTGCGGCTGCTTGTTGTCCTGCCGCAGCGGCTGCATCTAAAGCTGCTTGCGTAGCTGCCGCGGTGTCTAATGCGCCTGTCCCAGTGGTTGCTGCTATGTTTCTTGCACGTTGATCGGCAGTCGTTAATTGCTTCCCTAAAGTATCTACTCTTCCTGTTGCCGCTGCATCGGCTGCTGCTTGTGCAGCTAATTGATTAGCTGCCGTCGTGCCAGCCGCTACGTCACCTATTACACCCGGAATGGTCCCTGCTACAGATGAAAGTGCTTGTTGACCAGCACCAGCCGCCGCTCTTCCGCCAGTTGCGGCGGTGTCTAGCGCAGTTTGAGCCGCGCCAGTGGTAGCAGTGCCTGCATCTATCGCACTCTGAATGCCAGCTTGTGCGGCACCCACTTGGTCCGGGATATTTGCAAGGCCAGCCTGCATAGCATCGGAAGCAAGTGTTTGAAATGGCAAAGCGCCTTCCATGGTCGCGCCAAAAGCTTGTTGCGCATCACCTAGCGTGTAGCCTGCTTCTTGTAAAAAAGGTTGAAATCCGCCAATACCGGCTTCTGCTAACTCAGTAGCTTTGACCTGTAGGCCAGACATTTCCGCCACCATATAGGGCGGTATAACTTGTCCTTGGTCAGCGAGAGCTTTTGCAGATTGTAAGAGACCTAGTTTATAAGCCTCTATTTCCGGTGCTTCACGGACGATTTGTGTAGATTGTTCAGCCATTACGCCATCGCCCTCCCACGACTTTCAAGATTGCGCATAACTGAGTACATATTCTTGATGCCGTTGTTAAGATTTCCGTTACCCAAGCCGCGAACTGCATCGGTAGTCATGACAAACTCACCGGGCATTAACATGGCTCGGACGCTATCTTCACCCGGCACACCTTCTGTGGGAGCAATGCCGCCTGTGCGGCGCGGAAAGATGGGTCCACCCTCGGCTAAACCTTGATTTCTCTGCGTGACAAAGGGTCGTGCAAAAGGTCCGCCGGGGTTACTGGCCATCAAATAACCCGCTTGATTATTTGGTGGCGTGTTCATTACAGGTTGGAAGATAGGAGGCAAATAAGCCGCATCATCTTCTTCATCTGTAGTTGTGTCTTGTCCTACAGGCTCATATTCGCCCGTTTCTTCATTCAGTCTGATTTGGCCTAAATCTTTAACTAAAAACTTGCCCGGATCAGCGTCAATCAAATCTCTACCCGTTACAGGGGTGCCGTCCTCATTATAATTTAAGAAACTAGCTTGCTCTGGTTCTGGTACATCAAAGAAACCAGCGCCACTCGCGGCTAAAGTGCCAAGTGCCGCCGTTGGACCAAATCGTGTCAACATGCCCGGACCAGCCGCCGCTTGGGCTGCTTTTAAGCCTGCTTCTGTGGGAGTTATACCGACGGCAGCCATGTCAGCTATATATTTTTTCCCTGCCTCACTTTTTGCTAGTTCAATAGCTTCTGGTGTTTGACCACCTCTGAATAGAACGTCGCCAGTTTTTTCTAAAATATTTCTACTCGCTTCTTCTCCACCCGCCGCGGCTGCGTCTGAAAGTTGAGTGCCGGTTGTTTGCGTAGTCGTGTCTACAACAGTTTCTGCACCAGCGGATGCATCTGGCGCACCCGCAGCGACGTCAGCCGTCGTATCTGTTACTTGTTGTATATTAGGATCAGCCGGTGCTTTTGCTGCCGCCAACTCAGCAGTTGGGGTATACGCTTGGAAAAAGCTGTCTTTAAACCCGCCAAGACTGCCACTAGACAAACCTTCTGTAAAACCAGAAGCTGTTTGACTAACACGCGCTCCAAATCCAGAGGCAGCTTCACCAATGTTACCTGTGAAAGAACCCGTATTACCGGTAAATCCAGCGGTGACACCACCAACCGCACCTGAAATAAGTGCAGATTTTAAAGCATCTTTTATACTGCCGCCCTGTATAAGTGTTCCAATACCAGAGCCCAAAGCAGCACCGTAAATAGGTCCAAGGGGCGTGAACGCCAATGCAATGGGTAAAACAATCGGTGCGACTTTCTTTACAACTTTTACAACCGCTTTAACTACTTTCTTAATAGCTTTACCAATTCCCTTGAATAGTTTCTTCAAGAAGAACTCTGGTAAACCTGTCGTTGGGTTGAGATCGTTTGATTCTGAACCAACAACATATGCTTCTGGGTCTTCAACTCCAGCTTCCGTTAGCACGTCAAATATGCGTTGCTTCATTACCTCGTCTTCGAGGAACTGTCTTGGTATGACTAACTCACCTTCTGCAACGTGCGCCAGCATGTTGTCTTCGTTACGGCCATATTTGGCCATACGTTCGGCAAGCGCAGGAAACTGCGCAATCCCAGTGTTCCCAAAATCTTCTGCTTTATCGCCGTAAGCCTCTTCCAATTCGTCATCTTCCATGACAAAATCAGCTATGCCACCGGCTGGAAGCTCCAATTCTTCGGTTTCTTCAGTTTTTAACGCTTCTTCAGCCATTATCCTGCTCCGCCAGTTATGCTTTCAGGCATAGTTACCTGTATCATTGTACTTCTCTTCTCACTTCCAGTCCATGAAGAACCACAAACGGGACAATTTCCATGAGGATATGAGGCTAATTCTTCTGGCGTATCCACTTTGTTACCACAGTTAGCACAGTGAACTGTGTCTTTACTAGTAGCAGGTCTCCACTTACTGCCATCCGGCATATTTATTACTGTGCCATCACTCATGATATTGTTACCGTGACGCTGCCCACGGCCCCCGTTGCTGTTGAGCCCCTCGGATAAGGCTTATTCGGGACCGTGATACGTAATTCGTCACCGTGCTGAAAAATACCTCCAACTGGTAGGTTAAAGTTGTCTGTTTGTAAGTCGGGTAGTGTCAGAGCAGATGCCTGCCATGGACCCGGATTGTTGACCTGTTGAAGAAAAATAGAAAAAGCACGTACTACCTCTGCCATGTACGCTGAATCATATTCAGGTGGTGCATTCGGAAAAAGTGGTTGTACTAAGCCTCTACTCATCTACGCCCATCCGGTCTTATATCTACTCGTGGTGTGCCTAATCGCCATTCAACACCCGTTGTATCTGATTCGATTTTGAGCGCAAACGATCTGCCTCGCATACGTAGCCGAACTTGGTCTGTAAACTGTTCTATCGGCACAGTCGCGCTCCTGATAACATTACTTTGAACCGTTTGACTGTAATCTGTACCCGGAAAACGTCTTGTTTCTAGTGTGAAATCAACGTTTGGCGACGGTGACGTAGAACCGTCAAATGTTACGTCTGGTATCAACTTGCTCAAAAACACAAAATTTTCACCAGCACCAATTGACATCTGACTACTTTCGATAAAAGAGCTGATCGCTGCGGGTGGATTTACGCTACCATCGTCTGTGCCGAATTCATGGTAGTAAAGATAACCGTCAGTGCTTGCTGCAATTGGATATTGGTTAACACCACGGTCTATCCATGCTGTTCTACTTAAACTTCCGTAATACCAAACTTTTTCGGAATAATTGTATATCACATATCTATCTACAACATCTGAGCTTGCAGACGGGTAGAACCACCATATTTCTGAATATGCAGAGTTTACGGCTGCCGTAACCTTTTCTGCCTGATCCTGATTAAAATCATTAAAAACAAACGCTTTGACAGAACACGGTAAGCTTTGAACCTGACCAGAGTAGATGTAAAACTCTTGCTCACCCATCCATAAAACTAAATCATCGACCGCTATTGCCGCCAGAGGACTGGCAATGGTGATGTTTTCTGAAATCATTGATATTCCAAAAGTAAAAGGTGGTCCTAAAAACTGCATGGAATGCAATGACTTATCTGTCCAGACAAGTATTTGTTGACGTGTTTCAAGGGCCGTGATGATTTCAGAACCTGTACCGATCCGTAAGTCACCGGCTGTATTTGTAGCCTGTGCAGCCCAAACTGTAGGGTTTTCTTGGTCAGAAAATCGGATTAACAGTGGGTCTTGTGTGCCAATCGCATTTTGTGCGTCACAACCAAAAACAATAACGTGCCTGTCACGATCAGAAATCATGACCTGTTTTGCTATTGTAGGCGTGGTGGAGTCTGCTCCAGCAAGGTCTTGTAATTGAACTGCTCTAGCAAAAGGCGCGGAACTTGTAGATTTATCCCAATAATAAATACCACCATCGCGTACATTGATTATCAAATCTTCGCCAAAATTGTCATGACTCCAGATACGAAGAATATCGCCGACCGCAGTTAGATTAGCCGCAGAGCCCCATGTACCACGAGACCATGTACCTGCGCCCCAACCTGCACCAGCTACAGAGCTATCCAAACCGCTCTGTATTTGATAAGCCCCGACTATTGATCCACCACCGTTACCTGTATCTGAGCTATTTGCTAGGACCGCAGTAGGGGTATAAGCCCCATCGACGGTAATGTCATTAAGAGAGGCAACTTCTCTTGCAACAACTTCGTAAGAGTTGGTATTGACAATACGAGATATTTGATATTCTTGATTCAAAACAGCGGCAGTGATGTTACCGCCCAAAGATGCCGCGCCACTAAAAGTAACAAAATCGTTCTCTAGGGCTCCGTGGTTACTATCGGTAACAGTAAGGGTAGATGATCCGTTGGTCGCGGCAAACGTTACATTGCCAGCACTTGTTGTTTCGCGTAGAGGTGTGATGTCGTTATAGCCACCACCTTCGTTGATATAGTATTTGAGATTGGTTCCGACACCCAAGTATGATTCACCCGAAAGGGCAACAAAGGGATGCAATGCACGGCAAGTGCCTAAAAAGCTTTTGCCCGAATACTTTTCCCACCCACCTATTTTTTCTGGGGTGCCGAAACGAAACCTTATCTTGTCACAGTCAAACCATCCGCCTTCATTGGTGTATGAAGTGGTTTCTCTATTTACTCCGGGTCTAAACTGTAACTTTTGTAAGGGCATATCATCCGTCTACTACTTGGGCTTCTTCCGTGTTTTCTTTGATAGCCAATGAGTCGGTCAACATTTTAAAAAAAGCTTCGCGTCCCACGTTCAACTGGTCAAGGTTGAAACGTAAGTTGCTTAGTTTCTTATCCAAATCATTGATGTGGTTGACCATAGCTATCTGCTGTTCAGTTAAATCTTCGATGTTGTGTTCTACGCCATCGACGGTAATGGTTTTTTTTTCATTTTTCGCCATTATAAGTCTCCTTAATTAAATTTTATGATGTCCAAGGCATTCCGCTTGCTTCCGTTGCAGCACGGTCAATTTGACCTTGAACTTTTGCAGTCCTGTCGTCTTCGACTCGTTTCTTAGCTTGATCGGCAGTCTCTTCGCCTTCAATCAAGCTATTGTATACCCAGCCCAACACATCACTTTCTTTGAGATCAGCATAGGGAATAAAATCGCTCGAAGAAGCATCATAAGTAAGCCTTAATTTGCCACCTTCTGTAGCGGTGTACGATGGAGTGCCATCGCTGACCGCCACCAAAGACCAATAGACAAGAATTACTCCTCCGTCTGAGTCCATATGCGTCATGTCGTTGACGCTCCAAGTTGTTGTTATTGCCATGTTTCTTTCTCCTTTAATGACAGTTGGTTAATTCAGTTTAAAAAGATTGTCCGCCAAAAAATTGTGCAGTCAGTGCTGTTTCGCTACCAGACGTGTTTGTAATTCTAGCAACGCCGTTTGAAGGGAAAGTAACCGTAAAACTTGCGGCCCCAGTCCCGGTATCCGTCGATACTACATTGGCAACACCATCAGTCCCTCGCCCTGCTACAAACAGCATACTTTGCGTTCTTGCTCCAGCGTTAGCTTTCACTGTGTTCGCGACAACCATTAGACCTTGATATCCGCCGCCACCCGTATTCATGGTTATATCTATGAACTCATTGTCTGCTACAGTTCCATCTGTAGATTCAAGTATGAGACCATAAGTGCCAAATGGCGTAACTACATCAGCACTTGCCGCACTGTTTGAACCTCTGCCTATACAAACTTGATCGGTCGCAGCATCTACCATAAATGCATTTGTTTTGTTGTTGGACTCAACGCGGAAGTCGGCATCTGCACTGCTTTCGTTAAAGACGTTCGAGCCGTTAAACACGCTAGTCGCGGCGGCGTCGTTATTGTAAAACGCATATCTCGCACCGCTTCCGCCATTAGGCTTGACGTTGCTTACATAAAACGCATAGCTTGCTCCGTCAGAGGAACCATATGTTTCGCTATGGTAGTGATAGCCGTAGTTCGTTCCAGTTGTGTTGCCGCCAGAACCCATAGCGCGTCTAACTTTTACGCCGAAAGTATCTCCACTGATAGTAGAGTTTCCACTGCCTCCAGTTGAAAGAGAGTAGCTAAAGCCTGTATGGTCACCTGAAGCAAGCATGGTATTGCCGCTTGATTCATTGCGAACATGATCTGCCCTAACGCCAATTTGCTCATCAGAATTCGTTACGTCTGATAATTGCTGATACCAGCGAATGCCCAGCGGGTTTGTAGTATCACTCGAAACTAAATCTAAATTATAAGATGGGTTGCTCGTCCTAATGCCAATTCTGCTGTTTTCCGCATTGACAAATAAAGCATGAGTATCGTTGTTAGACTCAACGCGGAAATCACGGTCTACACCACCATCGTTAGCAATAACACCGTTTGTGCCGTCAATAACGAGCATATCATCGACATCACCCGCTCTAACCTCTATGCGGCCTGTTGTTGACCGAAAAATTGCATCTTGTATTCCAGTTGCCGACGAATTTTGCGTAAAGCCATAGCTGTCAGCTTCTAGGCTGTTAGTAAATGTGGCCGCACCTGACGAAGCTATCCTTAACCTATCTGTGGTTCCGAGTGTAGGATCGTCTGAAATTTTGAAGCCATTATCCGTGGCATCAATTCCAACGACAAAAGTTTGACCTGACCTGTTAAATTTTATCGAAGCATCGTTGGAGTCACCTTGCACAAGAATTTGAGATGACGCAGAAGTATCATTTACGTGTAACGGATTTTCAGGGGAAGAAACGTTAATTCCAACGCGATTGTTACCAGCATCAACAAACAACATATGAGTATTACTGTCAGACTCAACGCGGAAGTCGATGTCGGCGCTTGATTCGTTAAATACATTAACGCCATCTTGCATTTGCAGGTTGTCTACATTTCCGCCTGACTGGAAATAAATTCCGTCTTGACCTCCAAGCGTCCCTATAGTTCCTCGAAGTGTTCCGTTGTTATACAGGCCAATATTGGCACGGTTGTTGCCACCTGTTCCATTACGGTTAATCTGCAAGGTTTCTGTATTAGAAGCGACGGTTAAAGAGCCGCCAATAGAGTAAAACAAACCTTCTGTTGCGGCGGCGTTAACAGGAGAAGAAGTAGCGCCCATGCCAACGCCGTCAGCGCCAGCATTCACAAATAAAGCGTGGGTGTTACCGTTAGACTCAACGCGGAAGTCAATATCAAGACTATCTTCGTTAAAGACTGCTTCGGACGACGCTAACTTAAAGACAGCTTGAGATGCTTGGGTTTTAGAGCCACCAACATTGTTGTAAAAAACCAACCCTGTCGCAGAGGTGGTAGTTGCGCCGTTTGTATTAATAACCTGAATACGTGCCGCGTCATCAACGCCCGTGTTATTGCTATCGTCAATAGTAGTAAAGCCGATACCACCAGTGGCATTTTGGTTTGTGCCTAATGACTGACGAATGGTTGCAATGTTAAGCGTAGGGTTCCAACTATCATTAGATGGCTCATTAGAACGTATTGCTACTGTTGCTCTATCTGTACCAAAGTAGTTTGAGTTGTACGAGCCAGTGCCTTGAATGCTTAATGTAGCTCCAGAAGCAACTAACGCCCCGCTAGTCGCTGTATTTGCAAAACTACTTGAGCCAGCAACATTAAATGTTGATGTGCCTGTAGTGCCGTTGACGTGTAGTCTTTCATTACCAGCATCTAAAAACAGCATATTGGCATTGCTATTAGACTCAACCCTAAAATCTGTGTCTCCACCTATTTCATTAAAAATAATCCCGCCTTCATCAAAAGTTGCGAAAAGGTTGTTAGACCCATCACGCATTTGTATATAATCACCAGTGGTATTTCCATTGCGCTTTAGTGTTAACAAGGACGTACCGTTGTAAGTGCTACTACTATCAACGCGGAGATAACCAGAAGATGCGATTTCTGCATCCACATGGAATGCGTAAGCTGGATTATTATTTAAAATACCAACTCTATTAGTACCAGCATCGACAAATACAGCATGAGTGTTAGAGTCAGACTCAACGCGAAAATCTACGGCTGCAACGCTGCCTTCGTTAAAAATTGCCCCGCTGTCGTAACTCAACAACAACAAATCTCTTTGCGCGGTGGGAAAAGAACCTGCGCCTGAAGAAAATCTTAGCTGTGTTCCACCTTCTTTATTTGTCCCAGTGTTTTCTCCGGAAATGACTGCGGTTGCCCCACGGTTCGATACAGGCACAAATGCAAGGTTAATACCAGAACCCTGCGCAGTTGTACCGGGATCAGAACCCGTCAATGCAAGCGCATTGTTGCCGCGATAATCAGAACTGTTATTTGCACCGTAAGTTCCACGTATAGTGACGTTTCCACCATCTGCATTATACGTGGTGCCGAACATTACTTTATCTTCACTTGCGTCAACAAATAATGTATCTGTATCGATTGTTACATCACCGGAGCCAGAAACGGCGAAACCAGTCGCGGATAAAGTAGAAAAAGCACCCGTTCCCGGTGTGGAAGCGCCAATGTTAGTATTGTCAATTGAACCGCCATTGATATCGGTGGTGGTTAAAACAGACGAGGCAATAGTGATTACGCCCGTGCTATTGGCTAAAGTTGCTACTTGTGTACCGTCGTTTGCAGAGATACTGCTTGTTTCAACATCTGTAGCGTTAACTACGTCATCTTTGAGCAATACGCTGTCAATGGTTACACCGCTGCCTGCGGTGGTTTCGTTGATAGTGTTTGACGTTAAAGCTTGACCGTTGTCGATAACTAAATTGTTCGACCCGGACGTATTACCGTTAGCTAAAATTTCAGCGAGCGTATCGACGGTTCCCACTTGGCTATCAACATATGCTTTAATACTTTGTTGCGTAGCAAGTTTTGTGGCGCTGTTAGACGCCATATTGTCTTCGTCTTTGATACCCGTGACGGTTGCACCATCACCGGCAATATTTAAACTGGTGTTAGCTACAATAGTTGTACCGGTAATTGCTGCTGGGGTTGCGCCACCAATTACAGAATTGTCAAGGGTGCCACCGTTAATATCGGCAGTTGTAGCTGTTAGGGTGGGTGTGGTTAATTCAGTGACACGTAGTTTTGTAAAAACATCGGTAACAGTAGCAGAGCTTGCTCCGCCGCCGTCAAATTTAACAACCATATCAACACCAGCAGGTATTTCTAAATCCCTACTTGCGCTATATGTGCCTTGAAAAAGTAAAACAGACCGGCTGCTTGCCAAACTGTTTCTAATAAAAACTATCTTTTCTGCATCATTTGGGTCAAGCTGTACATATGCAGAGCCCCCAAGATCACCAGAACTAAAAAACTCTATGAATTTGTTTCGACCGTCAGAAACAGCCCCATTGGTGATTTGTAATGCGTTTGGTGAACCAGAAGAACCCGCGCTAGTTAATGTTACACGTACTGCGCCGTTGATTCCTTGATCCAGAATATCAAAATTAGTATTTGTAGTATCGCCCCATGTACCCGACTGCTCACCAGTAGCCGGTTTTTCAATACCGAGGTTTACTGTATAGGTACTTGGCATTTATAATTCCTCACGCTGCTATTTGTGTCCAATTCGGCGTCTGACTTGGTTGTTCCTCCGACCACGATGGTGTCTGACTTACATTAATATCACTATAACCCGGATTTTGATCCGGAACAATGTTTGAATAAACCAGTACATTTCCAACTTCGCCAGTTGCGCTTACTCCTATTACATTTATTGAAGAGTTACCATTAACTGTAACACTTCCTACTTGGCCTGCTGCACTTACTCCTCCAACGTCTATCGCTTGACCAGTGCTTACAGAAACTGATCCGACAGAGCCCGTTGCAGACAGACCTGTAACTGGTGCATTGGCTTTACCACTTGTAGTGACAGAGCCTACTGAACCAGTAGCTTCAAGACCTGTTGGGAAAACATTGGCTTTTGCAACAACCGTTACGGAACCAACGGACCCAGTGGCCTGTAATCCTGTGACAGGGACATTAGCATCAGCCGTGATGCTTACGGAGCCTACTGCTCCTGTTCCTGACACACCCGTAACATTGACGTTTGCATCTGCGGTAACCGTTACGGAGCCTACTGCTCCTGTTCCGGCTAATCCGGTTACAGGGATGTTCGCATCACCTGTAATAGTGACTGAACCGACTCCGCCTGTTGCCGTTACACCTGTAACGCTTACATTGGCGTCAGCCGTGACACTAGCACTACCAACTTGGCCGGTGCCAGCAATCCCCGTGACTGCAACATTTGCAACGCCTATTACTGTGACGCTGCCTACGCTGCCAGTCGCTTGCAGGCCGGTGACCGGTGCATTGGCATCTGCCGTTACCGTTACCGAACCTACTGAGCCCGTGGCAAGCGGTAGTCCACTTTGTGACCACGGTCCCTCGCCCCAACCAGAGCGGCCCCAGCCGCCTATTGGGACGACTATATCAGCCATTACGCTATCCGAATAATGGCATTACTTGCATCAGCGGTTGGGAAAACAACTGTAAAATCACCTGCTGTAGATGTTTTATCACCGCCGAAATCTAACACTACAACCGACGGATTAGTTACCGATATAGAAGTTGTGTTAGGTGACGTATTATATATTAATGCCCCACGCGCCGTAATTGTCGCAGTAGAGAAGGTCTCATCTTGGAAATCGGTCAACGCCGTAGTTCCAGATGAGGTGGGATCGACATTTGTTAATGCACCCCCGCCTGCACTATACCCGGTTCCGCTCACCTCGTTTGAGGTGGTGTACGCTGTTGTAGACGCATCAAACGACGCCGAGTTTGTGTAGAGAGCAAGTTTAAAAGTATCGCCGTTGGCGAGATCAAAGTCGTGGACACCGTACAATAGCTCCTTCTTGAACGATGTACACATGAAGTTTCCGCTGAAAGCCATGGTTACAGTCTCCTTATAAGTTCCGCAAGTTCAAGATTCCCAGAATCTTTAATCGCATTGTACACGGTGGTTCGATCACTTTTTATCGCTTCACGCATATAAAATTCTAAAACTTTAACTATGTGTTTACGAAAGGCGTGTGCTTGTGCCTGTATTGCAGGGTTTGCAGAATCGCTAATAGATATAATTTTATCAGCACAACGCTCTGCAACTTCCTCTGGTGTAAACCCACGATTTTGAGTGGTGTGTACCTCCACTTTAAAATTAGGGTTTAAATCCATGTCTAGTGCGGGAAACGTCATTGTTTCGGCCTCACTAGCATACCGGTACGATAATCATCAGTGACTTCTTTATTTTCACCAAGCATTTTCATGCCTGTCATCGCCTCAGTAAATCTTTTTTCATAATTTGCCATAACGTCTGCTTCGCCCTTCATATATATGTAGGCTTCTATTAAGCTGCCGTAAAGCATGGCCATTTGTGCGTTTTCGCTTAACCAAGTCGTCCCAGACCCGCTACCGGCGGTCAAACTTGTTGGTCGATAAAAATAATGTAATTCAACTGCCCTTGCCGCGTCTGGTGTTGGACCAATAATAAAATTATCAACGTCAAAAACTGCATAAAACCTTGGATTACCCGTTGTTGCTGAGTTTGGGTTGAAAGATTGAACAAAATCGGCGTCTTTAAAATCTAAAAACACTTTATTACTGCTTGCATCTGTAAAGGACAATGAAAATGGCGACAAAAAATCACTAGGACACGCCAAAAATTGATTACTCTGCGTCATATTGCCGCTAACGTTCTTTTTGAACAGGCTTAACTGCACATTTTTAAGGATTCTTTCCTCTGCTTGCCGGATAAAAACGGGTAAATTGGTAACGAATGACGTTTCGTCATTTTCTGAGTAGTCTTGAATAGCAGTCTTTAATTGATCGAAGGTGAAACTCATGACGTCACCACCGTTACTGCACCAACACCGCCTTGTAAAGCAG